GTTCAGATACAGCGTCCGTTCCGCCGGAGCCGTCTCCGTCTGGGCTTGATTCTTCCACTTCCAAAAATTCTTCATCGGCATTTTCCTCCTTTCCGTCTCGTCCTCGCAAGCTCCATATCACTCGTTTCCACGCAAGCGTGAAAAGCTCGTTCACTTCGCTGCTCGTCCTCTTCCCACAAAGCCCCTGGCTTTGCGGGAGCCCTGTCAGGTTCGGTATTTGCAAAAGCCCCCGCGTCCTTGAGCGGGAGCATATTGCCGTTGATAAGGTACAGGTCGCCGCCCTCCTCGGCGGGGATGCGGTCGAGGTTCTCCAGCTCCCGGATGTCGTTGGCGGACATCCAGCCGTTCTGCCGACCAATGGCGTACCCGTTCATGCGGCTCTGATAATCGCCGCGAAGCAGCCCCTCCAGATTGAACTTCACGAAATACTGCGATTTCTCATCCGGCAGCAGGAGCGACCGGTGAATGGTCTGCTCCCAGCGGATCACCCATGGGTCCAGCGTGTATTTCACGAACTCCAGAGATTGCTGCTCAATATTAGAAAAGCTCGACTTTTCCAGGTCGCCAACCATGTGGGGCGGCACCCGGAAAATTCGAGCGATCTCATTGACTTGGAATTTTCGCGTTTCCAAAAACTGCGCCTGCTCCGGCGAGATGCCGATGGGCGTGTACTTCATGCCCTCCTCCAGCACGGCGATCTTGTTGCTGTTGGCGCTGCCGCCGAAGGTGGACTGCCAGCTTTCCCGCACCCGCTGGGGGTCTTTGATGGTGCCGGGATGCTCCAGCACACCGCCGGGAGCTGCGCCGTTGGCGAAGAACTTAGCCCCGTACTCCTCACAGGCAATCGCCATGCCAATGGCGTTCTTGGCCATGGCAATGGGACTGTACCCCACCAGCCCGTCAAAGCCCAGGCCGGGGATGTGCAGTACATCCGAGGGCGGCAGGTTGACGGTAACGCCCTTCATGGTGGGCGCGTCTTCGGTGCTGGTGGTATATTGGTAGTAGAGCCGCCCCTTGGTATCCCTGTCCACCACCATGCGGTTTGGCATCAGCGGATAGAGGGCGATGACCTCGCCCTTGCCGTTGCGGATGATCTGGGCGTAGGCGTTGCCCCACAGGAGAAGATGGGTCATGAGCGTTTCCCGGAACACAAAGGAACTCATCTCCGGGTTCGGCTCATCGTGGAGCAGGTGGTACAGCGGATGATCCAGCGCCTTCTCCTTGCCGCCATCCTCCTTGTAGCGGTAGAGGTGCAGCGGAAGCCCCGCCACCGCTTCCGCCAGGATGCGGACGCAGGAGTACACGGCGGTCATCTGCATGGCGGAACGCTCGTTGACGTTCTTGCCGGCGGTGGAGCCACCGAAGAAAAAGCTGTACCCGCTGCCGGATGTCCGGTTCTGGGGCTTGTCGCGGGATTTGAACAAGCCGGAAAAGATGCCCATAATTCAATCACTCCCTTCAAATAAACAGCAGCCCTCTGCTGTCATAGACCGACTCGCTGGTGTCGTTGCCGCATCGGATGGCCCGATCAAGGGCCATGATGGTGGCAACGGCGCCATCGATTTTTTCTGTGGACTTTTCCTTGTCCGGCTTGATGTTCCCCGCCGGGTCGGTGCGGATGTAGATGTTGTCCATCATCCAGCGGAGGACTGGATGGCCCCCATGGGCGATGCGTTCCTCCAGCACCAGTTTCATCAGCTCCTTGGTGGGCGGGGACATATCCTTGAAGCCCTGTCCGAAGGGAACTACCGTGAAACCCATGCCCTCCAGATTCTGCACCATCTGCACGGCGCCCCAGCGGTCGAAGGCGATCTCCCGTATGTTGAACCGCTCTCCAAGCCGCTCGATAAACTTTTCAATGTAGCCGTAGTGGACTACATTTCCCTCTGTAGTCTGGAGGTACCCCTGCCGCTCCCAAACATCGTAAGGCACATGGTCGCGGCGGACGCGCAGGTCTATGTTGTCTTCCGGTATCCAGAAGTAAGGCAGCACGGTGTATTTGTCCTCCTCGTCCAACGGCGGGAAGACCAGCACAAAGGCGGTAATATCCGTAGTGCTGGACAGATCCAAGCCGCCGTAGCAGACTCGGCCTTCCAGAGCGTCCTCAGAGACAGCAAAGGCGCAGCGATCCCATTTCTCCATGGGCATCCAGCGCACCGCCTGTTTGACCCACTGGTTCAGCCGGAGCTGGCGGAAGCTGTTTTCCTCGGCGGGGTTCTGCTTGGCGGACTCACAGGCCGCTTTGACCTTATCGATGCCCACCGTGATGCCGAGAGAAGGGTTGGCCTTCTTCCACACCTTGGGGTCTGTCCAGTCATCCCCCTCATCGGCTCCGTAGATAACCGGGTAGAAGGTGGGGTCGATTTTCCGGCCTTCCAGGATGTCCTTGGCCTTTTGGTGTGTCTCGTAGCAGATCGAGCGGGTATCCGTCCCCGCCGTGGTGATCAGGAAGTAGAGGGGCTGCATCCGGGCGTCCCCGGAACCCTTTGTCATGACGTCAAAGAGCTTCCGGTTTGGCTGGGTGTGCAGCTCATCAAAAACCACGCCGTGGATGTTGAAGCCATGCTTGGAGTAGGCCTCCGCCGAGAGCACCTGGTAGAAGCTGTTGGTGGGATGGTAGACAATGCGCTTCTGGGATGCGAGGATCTTGACACGCTTGGAGAGCGCCGGACACATCTTCACCATATCCGCCGCCACCTCAAAAACGATGGACGCCTGCTGGCGGTCGGCGGCGCAGCCATACACCTCGGCGCGCTCCTCACTGTCCCCGCAGGTGAGCAGAAGGGCCACCGCAGCGGCCAGCTCCGACTTGCCCATTTTCTTGGGGATTTCGATGTAGGCGGTGTTGAACTGCCGATAGCCGTTCTCTTTGACCACGCCGAACAGGTCGCGGATGATGCGCTCCTGCCAGTCGATCAGCTCGAAGGGCTTTCCCGCCCAGGTGCCTTTGGTGTGGCAGAGGCACTGGATGAAGCTGACGGCATAGTCCGCCAGGGCTTTGTCGTAGTGAGACCCTTTGGCCATGAAGGGCGTCGGGGTGTATTTCTTGAGCTTTCTGATGTCCGTCACCTCCGTAAAATGAGCATAAAAAAACAGCCATGCGCGGCTGTAACGAGGAACAGAGCCTTCCGGCTCCATCCCTGCAGGGTGTTATGTCGTGGTTGTTTTAGTTCGCCTTGCTCATCGCCCAGGCCATGGCGTGCCCGTTGTCGATGAAGGTCTCATCCGAAACGCTGACCAGCTTGATGTCGCCTTCGCAGGTGTGATCCTCGGTGGTGAACCGGTACACAGCGCCGTAGTAGCTGCGCCCGTTGGGATCGTAGAAGTACCCGGCGGCGAGGATGCGGTCTCCAAAGGTAAGGATGGTACCCAGGTTGTTCATCAGCTTCATTTCCAGGTTTTCCGGGGTGGTGGTTTCGGGAAGGCGGTAGGCTGCGGCCTTCTGGTCGGTGGTTTTCTTCATGTTCGTGTCCTCCAATTCGGTGCGTTTTCCCTTTCGGTGTACACATATTCGCTCTAAAAACGAATAATAGCAAGTCAATTCGGAGGAATATACTACACAAACATGGCGCTTGGATATTGTGTGGTTTACAGCTTCATTCCGACCGCTGGTAGCGATGAATGACCTGGATAATGGCGTCCTGTTCAGCCGGGGCCACGCCGATGCTGTCCAGAGCTTCCCGTGTGCCGCAGTCCGGGCAGATAAGGGTCTCGTTGTCCAGCCGGGAAAGCGCCGGCGGCTCATGGTAGGCCTTTCCGCAGCGGGGGCAGGCCGACAGGCGGGTGACGTTATCTTCTTTCATTGGGCTTCATCCTTTCTCGGCTGTAGCGGTGGGCTTCCAGGAGCTTGTCAATAGGAAACCCGAAGAATCGGTACCCCTGGCCGCAGGTGCTCAGATAACTGCTGGTTGGGATGCCATAGGGCCGCTCCTCGCGCATGATATACACGAAGGCTCTCCGGCGCCGGAGCTTGCCGGTGCGGATGCCCTTGACGTCCAGCACCAGCTCTTTCTTGTAGTAGAAGCTGGGGAAACCCTCATAGCGGTCCAATGCCAGCTCATCCTGACCGGTGACCTCCCAGACCGCAACGGGGACTGTGCATCCCACCTCCGGCTCGATTGTGAGGTAGGAGCCGGTCTTGCTTCCCTTGAACAGGAGCCGGTAGTCCTTCAGTTCCGAAGTGCCGATGATTCTCGCCCCTGGGCAGCGCCAGCGCATCTGCCGGACATTGAGATTGCTTCCGTAGGCAACGTAGTAGCGTTTCATTTTCTTGACCTTCCTTTCCGGGGCGCATACCCCTTCTACCACCGAAAGCCCGCGTCAGCGGGTTCGGGGGCCTCTGGGCGGCGTCCTTCAAGCGGCGGCTCTGCCGTTGCGGAAGGCCGCGTCACCGGAAAGGCGGCGGGTCAGGATGTCCCGTGCGGTTTCAAACTCCTCGCCGATGAAGCCCAGGCGGAGGAGCCAGGTGCGCATGGCGTATTTGGGGTTCTCGTTCTGCTGGGGCTTGGGGCTGGCGGTGCGCACCATCTTGGCCATCTGGCTGAGGGCCAGGCAAAGCTGGATGTAGCTCTTCAGCTGGCCGGCGTGAAGGCCGTTGCGTTTTCCGTCCGCGGGGGCATCGAATTGGAAAAGCCGGAACTCGACCGTGCCCTTGGTGAATGTGGCGTGGAGGTTGAGCATATGATAGCGGCTGTCGTTGTAATGCTGGCTTCTGCCGTAGTTGGCGCCCTGGCTCCCGTACCAGATGTCGGCAAGGTCGGCCATGGTGGTGGGCTTCCTGCGGTTGAGCTGTTCCAGGAAGCGGGGGTCAACCGTGCGGCAGTACCGGCTCATGCGGTAATGGTCGAGGTTGAGGGCTTCGGCCAGAAGGCTCTCGTGGCTGGCCATGATGTTGGCCAGGTTGCGCAGGGTTTGCGGGGTGTGACCCTTGGCGCCGATGTGGATGTGGACTCCGCAACCCCTGGTGGAGTCGCTCTTGGCGCCCGCTCTGCGCAGCCGGCGAATCAGCTCCTGCAGGGTTTCCATGTCGGCGTAGGTCAGGATCGGGGTGACCAGCTCGCATTTTTCGCTGTCCGGGCCGGAAATGGAAACGTCCTTCTGGAATTTCCACTCGCGTCCCTGGCTGTCCCATGCGCTCCAGGTGCTGTACCCGTTGCGGTGGGCGGTGCTCTCGTAGCGTCCGGTGCCGAAGAACTCGGCGGCGACCTTTGCCGCCCGGCTTCGGTCGATGTTGTTCATCTCGACCTCGACCCCGATGGTCTGCTTCTTCATTTCCTCGATCTGGGTTCTCGTTTTCTCGTTCATGGTTCTGCCTCCTGGTTGGTGTTGTTTTCCCTTTCGGTAGTGTCATATTACCTCTGAAGGCACACTATATCCAGGACTATCTGAGCCATAAACTACACGATCTTGTGGTTTGAAAACTGTGCATCTTACAGCGTATTATACCTCGACCTTTCGGCAGACATCCTCGCCAAAGGCTACGTTCAGGCCGCTGCCGTTATCCCAGGCCACCAGGATGCTTCCCACATCGTCCACGCCCAGCACCGTACCCTTCGTCCCAACCGGAGGGGCCTGGGGATCGTCCATGCGGATAAGCTCCACGCGCGTTCCCGCAGGGTAGCGGGTTCGGAGAAGCGCCAGCGTTTCCTTACTCGGAAGCCGCATCGTCCGCCACCTCCTTTTGGGGAACCGACTTAAATGCGGAGCTGCCGGTCAGGTTTCGCAGCAGGATTTTGCGCTCCTGTTTGAACTCCGGCCCGATGAACCCCAGCCGGAGGAGGAAACAGCGGAAGGCGTACTTGTTGTTCCCGGTGTCCCGCTCCTTGGCGGTAACGCGCTTCTGATTTCTGGCCATCTCGCACAGGGCGCAGATGAAATGGTCATAGGCCTTGACCTCCTCCGGCGTGGGCATTCCGGCAAACCAGGGGAAGGAGACCTTTGTATCGCCAACCTCCACGGGCAGCTCGTCCACCCCCATGGCCTTGCGGATGAGATTTCCCTTCGATGCAATGATGTCCTTTAAGTTCTGCAGCGTTGTCTCGGTGAAAAGGCTGGCTGGCATGGAAATGCACAGCCCATCTACCTCGGCGGGGGCCGACTCCACAGGCTCGGATGCTTCGACCGCTTGCGGCTCGGCTTTGAAGCCCTGGCTGTCCAGCGTTTCGATGAGGTTTTCGATTTCCTCGCTGTCAGCCCGGTCATCGAAGGTGACGCCGCCGTTGCGGTCGATGGTGAAGTAATCCACCTGGTAGGCAAAGCTGGGTGCGCCCAGGTACTTGGCGGAGGCGCCGGTGATTTCGCTGATAGAGGAGACCAGCCGTTTTCTATCGCTGCCGGTCAGGTTGTAACGCAGGGTCATTTCTGATTCCTCCTTGATTTTTGGTAGTCACATATTCGCTCTGCGGCCCCCAAATATCAAGTCAAATAGAGACCTGGGATTGTAGAATTATACGGGAGATAATTGTGTACTGAACACAATGCCGGACAGGACGAACCAGACGCAGGGCAGGGCCACGCCGTTGCCCCACATCTTATATTCCGCCGCATCGGAATGTGGGCTTCGCAGCCACTTGACGATTTGCCGCTCCGTCTTGGGCTTCACGCTGGGGTTGCAGAGCCGCCGGTGTGTCTCCCAGACCTCCGTCCAGAACGCGATATCCTCTCCGGTCGGCTCCGGGGTATCCAGGCCGGAGCACCACCAGTCCGGGAAACCCTGTAAGCGGGCGCACTCGGTGGGAGTTAGCCGCCGCACGGTATAACCGCTGTTCACGGCGGTAGGGTCTTTGTAGTCCCTTGAGAGCAGGGCCGGCGTTTTCTCCTCCTCGACCTGAACATAGCTGTTCATGGTCATGGCATAAGATTTTTCCCGCGCCACCACAGCGATTCCGCCCTGATTGCACCCTGGGTTGCCGCCTCCGGTGTCGAGAGTGCGGGACGTCTGAGCCTTGTAGATCCCGGCATGGGGATTGTCCGACAGCATGGCTTTGGACTGGTCGGAGCAGATGCCGAAAGGCACCGGCTCGAAGAGCGTCTGGTCATTGTTGCAGGAGAGCGTGGCGGAGCGGTCTTCCTGGATGAGCGGCCCTTTGCCGCCGCCCTCGCACCCGGAGCGGATCTTCAGCACCAGCGGCACATTCATGCCGCCCGTCCCCATGCGGGAGGTCAGCGTCTGGATGGTACCGTCATCGGCAATCTTGATGCGGCTGTCGATGGGGTGGCTCTCCAATGCAATCGCGGCGGGTACCACTCCTGCCCGAAGGGTGGGAGCGCGCTCTTGTTCAAACCCAATGCCCCGGCTGTCCGCCGAATGCTCGGTGCAGAAGCCGGCGGCATCCAGCACACAGGGCGGGTGCCCATGGTTTTCTGCGCGGAGGGTGGCGGCGACTTCGCTGGACACATCCATGCAGGAGCCGCCCTGGTCGTTTAGGCAGACGCCTGCCGCTCCAGCGCCAACCGCAGAATCTCCGGCAGCTCTTTGCCACGCGCGGAAGCCCTCCGCAGAATACCCTGACAGGCCTTCGGACTCAAATAATACTTGTCCGGCACCCCAGCCTGCAAAATCCGCGACAAGGTAGATGCGGCGTCTTCGCTGGGGAACTCCCCAGTATTGCGCGTCAAGAGTGCGGTACGCAACGCTCCATTGCTCTCCCAGGTATAGGTCGGCGTAGGGCCAGAGGTTTTTCTCAGGCATAGGCACCTGAGCGCCCGGTTCCTTGATCCCGATGACCGCTTCGAGGACGGCTTTGAAGTCTTCTCCTTTGTTGGAGCTGAACGCACCGGGGACGTTCTCCCACACGATGTATCTTGGGTATCTGCCATGGGTGGCCTCCCTCATTTCCTGAATAATACGGATGGCCTGGTAAAAAAGGCTGGACTGTTTCCCGTCCAGACCGGCTCTCCGCCCGGCGATGCTCATATCGGTGCAGGGGGAGCCGAAGGTGATGATGTCCACCGGCTCGATCTTCCCGCCATCCATTTGGGAGATGTCGCCGTAGTGCTTCATGAAGGGAAGCCGCTTGGTGGTCACCCGGATGGGAAACGGCTCGATCTCCGAAGCCCATACTGGGGTGATCCCGGCAAGCAGTCCGCCCAAAGGAAAACCCCCGGAGCCATCGAAGAGGCTGCCGAGGGTCAAGGTCGTATTCAGTTTCATGGGCGCCTCCTTAGAACAGCGGGATATCTTCCGCATCGTCCCCTGCCACCTCAGCATAGCGGTAGGTCAGCCCATCCCGCAGGAGGGACACCTCATCCGCCTTGCCCACCTGCTCGATGTACCGCTTCACGATGACATCGCAGAACTTTTCATCCAGCTCGATGGTGCGGCAGATACGGTCGGTCTGTTCACAGGCGATGAGAGTGCTGCCGGACCCGCCGAAGGGATCCAGCACGATGGCGTTGCTCATGGAGGAGTTGAGAATGGGATAGGCCAGAAGCGGGATGGGCTTCATGGTGGGGTGATCCTTATTTTTCTTGGGCTTATCGAACTCCCAGATGGTGGACTCCTTCCGCCCGGTGTACCACTGGTGCCGCCCCTTCTTCTTCCAGCCGAAGAGGATCGGCTCGTGCTGCCACTGATAGGGTGAGCGGCCCAGCACCAGGGACTGCTTCTTCCAGATACACGTCCCGGAAAGGTAGAAGCCGGCGTCCGAGAATGCCTTTCGGAAGTTCAGCCCCTCGGTGTCCGCGTGGAACACATAGATGGAGGCATCGTCCGCCATGGCTTCCGCTGTATTCTGAAATGCCGCCAGCAGGAAGTCGTAGAAGGCGGCGTTCTCCATATTGTCGTTTTTGATTTTCCCGGCGCTGCCCTCGTAGTTGACGTTATAGGGCGGGTCGGTGATGACCAGGTTGGCCTTCAGTCCGTCCATCAGCAGAGAGAAGGTTTCCGCCTTGGTGCTGTCCCCGCAGATCAGCCGGTGCCGCCCCAGCGTCCAGACATCCCCGGCCTTGGTAATGGCGGGGTTCTCCAGCTCGGCGTCTACATCGAAGTCATCCTCTTTGACCCCGTCCTTCAGACTGTCCTTAAAAAGGTCATCGATCTCGGCGGGGTCGAAGCCGGTGAGGGACACATCGAAGTCGGCGCCCTGCAGGTCGGAGATGAGGAGCATCAGCTTGTCCTTGTCCCAATCGCCGGAGATTTTGTTTAGGGCGATGTTGAGGGCTTTTTCCCGCTCCTCGTTAAGCTCCACCACCACGCACTCCACTTCGGTGACGCCCATGTCCATGAGCACCTTCAGCCGCTGGTGACCGCCCACCACCCGACCGGTGGCCTTGTTCCAGATCACCGGCTCCACATAGCCGAACTGCTCCATGGAGCGTTTCAGCTTATCGTACTCCGGGTCGCCGGGCTTTAAGTCCTTGCGGGGATTGTAGTCGGCGGGGATAAGGTCGGCGGTGTGTTTGCGCTCAATCAGCATACTTTTCCACCGCCTTTCTCAGCTCCTCGGTCTTGTCGAGGTTCTCCCAGTTGAACTTGTAGCCGTTGAAGTGGCCGTAGGCGGCGGTGTCAGCATAGATGGGAGCGCGAAGATGCAGCAGGGACATGATGGCAGCGGGCCGCAGGTCGAACACATCCAGCACCGCCAGCCGAATCACATCCTCGTCCACCCTGGCGGTGCCGAAGGTGTCGATCTCCACAGCGGTGGGTTCCGCCTTACCGATAGCGTAGGAGATGGACACCTGGCATTCCTCCGCCAGCCACGCGCCCACCACGTTCCGGGCGATGGCTCTGGCCATGTAAGCGGCGCTGCGGTCCACCTTAGTGGGGTCCTTCCCGGAGAAGGCTCCGCCGCCATGGGCGGCAAGACCGCCGTAGGTGTCCACCATCAGCTTCCTGCCGGTCAGGCCGGTGTCAGCAGCGGGACCGCCCTCCACAAATCTGCCGGAGGGGTTGATGAGGATCTCCGCATCCTTGGGGAAATCGAAGCGGTCCAGGATGGGATACAGAACCTCCGAGATGATCTCCCGGCGAAGCTCCTCCAAATCCTTGTCCGCATCGTGCTGGACGGATACCACAATGTTCTTGGCGCCCACGGGTTTTCCGTCCTCATAGGCCACGGTCACCTGGGCCTTGCCATCGGGGCCGATGCCACGGATGGTTCCATCGTGCATGGCATCATCCAGCCCTTTGCAGATTTCATTCGCAAAGACCACCGGGACGGGCAGACGGATCCAGGTCTCCCTGGTGGCGTAACCGTACACGGTGCCCTGGTCGCCGGCGCCGGTGGAAGCGAACACATCCTCGCTGCCGCTATTCCGCACCTCCAGAGCGGAATCCACGCCGCCGGCGATGTCGGGACTCTGCCGGTGAACATAGACGAACACGATGAATTTCATGGGGTTGTAGCCCACCTTGCGGAGGACTTCCCGTACCACCGAGCGGATATTGATCTTCGCCGCGCAGGTGATCTCCCCGCAGACGAAGATTTTTCCCTTGGTGGCCATGACCTCACAGGCGCAGCGGGAATAGCGGTCATGCCGCAGGCACTCGTCCAGAATGCTGTCGGCGATCAGGTCGCACAGCTTGTCCGGGTGACCGCGCCGCACGCTCTCAGCCGTTTTGTATTTTGTCATATCAGTTTCCTTTCCGAGCGGACAGCAGCCGCTCCATCACATCGTCCTGGGGCGTGGCCCCGCCGTACTCGCTGGAACAGTTCTCCTTGACGATCTGGTAGATCTCCATTCACAGGCGGTTGGTCTGGGACATGAAGTTCTGACTCATCGCCACATAGGGACTTTGAATCGCGTTCCCCGTGGTGGGGTGCTTGGCGAGGAAACCGTATTCGGTGATGGCCTCCTCACACTGTATCCAGCGGGCCACGCTCATGGCGTATCGTTCTAAAAGCTGCGGGGAAACGAGAGCGGCGCAGCCCCGCTCCGCCAGCCAGGTCCAGGTCTTTTCATAGACCTCGGCGGCGACCAGTGTCTTGCCATCCTTCTGGGTGGCGGACAGCATGGCTGACGGTTTCGGCATGGGCTGACCTTCTAAATCGGCTGTGTCCTGAAAGTCGATGACAGTCAGCTTCCTTCTGCCGGGATTACCCTCGGCGATTTTGTCTGCGAGGGGCTTCTTCTTTGCGCCGGCACCAGCACGGGCGCCGCCGCGGTTGGTACCGTCTTTGGCCACAGGCTACCTCCTTTCTCGGCCTGGGGTATATACCCCCTTTGAAACCGCGATTTTGTGCGCGAGACCCCCGGCCCGTTGCACGGCCCACAGGCTGTAGAGATTTTTATCCCCCTACCGGGTCAGTGCTTATGCCAGCGGTCCCCGCACTGGGCGTGGATTCTGGCGTGGCAGGATTTACAGAGGGCAACGAGGTTGTCCCGTGCGTGTGTGCCGCCCTCAGAGAGAGGTACCTTGTGATGCACCTCTTCGGCGGGGGTCAGCCTGCCATCCCGCTGGCACAGCTCACACAGCGGATGCTCCTGGATGTACCGGTCGCGGATGCGCTTCCAGGCGCGGCCATACCTGCGGCGTACAGCCGGGTCACGGTCGTACTTCTCGTAGCGTTTGGCTTCCGCTTTAGCGTGCTCCTCGCAGAACCTGCCGTCCGTCAGCTTGGGGCATCCGGGGTATGAGCAGGGACGCTTGGGTTTTGTCGGCACCGTTCCACCTCCCTTCGGGCATAAGAAAAGCCCCACGGGATGGCTCCCTTCGGGCATAAGAAAAGCCCCACGGGATGGCTCCCATGAGGCTGTCCTTGTTATCTTGGCAATTTTAATGATACACTACGGAGCTACTCTCATTCAATACATCGAACTCTCATGTTTCCTGGGGGATGGGAAATTCCCGCAGCGCCCAGTCGTGCAGGCGGTAAATGTGCTGAATGGAGTAGCCCATGTCCACGGCGATCTTCTCCCAGGGCATGAAGCACAGATACCGCTTCTCCAAAAGGAGCTGGTACTCGGCGTCGGGGATGGCTTTCACCCGTCGGGTGATCTCCCGCTTCAAGTCCACCAACTCATCGATGTCGTGGTTGATTTCATTCTGCAGGTCGATGATTTTGACCACCGCTTCCGCCATCCGGGACTCGGACCGGTTGGGATTGCGGGGCATCCCCGTCAGGGTGGCCGTGGCGTGGGTGGCCAAATCGTTGAGAGCCGCGACCTGCTGGATTTTTGCGTTGATCCGGGCGTCCAGAAGCCGGGCTTGGGATAAATATTCTTTCGCTGTCATTTTCGCACCTCCAGATCCGCTTTGACTGCGTCGATCAGAGCCGACTGCGCCCGTTCCTTCTTTTGAAGGGCGGACATGATCCGCTCGTCAATGGTGTTCTTCGTGATAATGTGGTGGATGACCACGGTTTGGGCTTTCTGCCCCTGCCTCCAGAGCCGGGCGTTGGTCTGCTGGTAAAGCTCCAGCGACCAGGTCAACCCGAACCAGATGAGGGTAGACCCCCCGGCCTGCAAGTTCAAACCATGGCCGGCGGAGGCCGGGTGGATGACCGCCACAGGGATTTTCCCCTGGTTCCAGTCGGCGATGTCCTGGGCGGTCTTAATTTCCCGGACGGTAAACCGGGCGCGGATGCGCTCCAGATCGTGTTTAAACCAGTAGGCCACCAGGACGGGTTTCCCATTGGCGGCTTCGATGAGGTCCTCCAGGGCATCCAGCTTGCGCTCGTGCAGACGGAGCACCCGTTTGTCCTCCCCGTACACCGCACCGTTGGCCATCTGGGAGAGCTTGTTCGCCAGAGCCGCCGCGTTCCCGGCGTCCACCTCTTCGCCGTTCAGGGAGAGCACCAGTTCCGTCCTCATGGTGTCGTAGGCTTGCCGTTCCTTTTCAGAGAGGGCGACCTTGACCTCGTTGACCACGCATTCCGGCATATCCAGATAGTCGCCGGCCCGCATGGAGATGGTGATGTCGGAGATTTTCTCATAGATGGCGTCCTCGGCTCCAGGGAGGGGCTTGTAGGAGAACACCACCTGGGCGTTGCGCTTGTCCGGCTGGAAGTAGGCGCTGCGGTACCGGGTGATGAACCGGCCCAGGCGTCTGCCCATGTCCAGCACTCGGAACTCCGCCCACAGGTCCATCAGCCCATTGGAGGAGGGCGTGCCGGTCAAGCCCACGATGCGCTTGACGCCGGGCCGCACTTTCAGCAGTGCGCGGAACCGCTTGGCCTGGTAGCTTTTGAAGGAGGACAGCTCATCGATGACCACCATATCGTAGTCAAAAGGCAATCCGCTGCTTTCCACCAGCCACTGGACATTCTCCCGGTTGATGATATACACGCTGACCCTCTGCAGGAGCGCCGCCTTGCGCTGGGATTCGCTGCCGACCGCAACCGAGTAGGTAAGCCCTCGCAGGTGGTCCCACTTCTCAATCTCACCGGGCCATGTGTCCGCAGCCACGCGGAGCGGAGCGATGACCAGCACCTTACGAACCAGGAAGCTGTCCAGACAGAGGTCGAAGATGGCGGTCAGGGTAATGACGCTCTTGCCAAGGCCCATGTCCAGGAACACCGCCGAAACGGGATGCTCCAGGATGAAGTCCGTGGCGTAGGTTTGGTATTTATGAGGACTGTATTTCATCCAGTATCCCTCCAATCTGCTCTGGGCTGTCAATGCGGTACACCGAAAAGCCCAGGGCTTCCAACTGCTGTTTCCGCCTTATCTGCAAAGGCCGGAGCGCCTTGCCGGGTACCTTCAGCTCAATGAAGGCGATTTTCCCCTTGGGGAGGAGCACCAAGCGGTCTGGCACTCCATCAAACCCAGGGCTTACAAATTTGGGCGCGAGACCGCCCATGATACGGACAGCTTTCACCAGTTTCGCTTCAATGGTTTTCTCACGCATCTTGACCTCCTGTGTTCCGGGAACGAAAAAGTCCCTTTACGCGCGTATATGCGTGTTTCGCGTGCTGATGACCTCTATTTCTTACATCTTTCGATATATAAGAAATGTTAGGAACACAGGAACAAGGATGCCGGTTTTCCTTGCCGCTTATGGGGCTTCCGCCGTTCCCGTGGGGTGTTCCGGCGAAGGTTCCAGAGAGCGGAGCTGTCCCTGGGAACCTGTTCCCGAATTTTGTGCCTGAGCATATCTTCATTGGGAACACCCCTTCGGAACAAAGACGTACTGCGGCCCATAGAGGGGGATGCGCACCTTGCTCTCCTCCCGTTTCCAGCCCAGCCGCGTCAGGATGCCCGTCAGCTCATTGCTGTCGGTGCGGCGCAGGTTGGCCCGTTCCTTGCCGAAGCACTCGCACCAGATCTCCATATTGGACACGCTGGTACGCCGAACCGTCCCTTTCTCCTGCAGGCCGCCGAAGTCGGAGCCGGTGAGGAAGTTGCGGCGTTCGAAGAGGTCCATCTCCGCCCAGCGTTCCGGCAGCAGGGTGTCCAGGTACTCCCGCACCAGCCCCTCGCGCTCATCGGACTCCATGGCTTCCCGCTGCTCATCTTTGGCCAGCGCGTCCATTTCGGGAGAGAGGTAGAGCTTCTCACCCTGCCGCACATACACGAGGGCCTCCGCCCAGATCTGGAGGATCTCCTCGTGGGTCAGGTTCCAGGACTGCTTCTTCCCGCTGCCGGGGGTCTTGACCGGCCAGAAGCGGCGGTTGCCGGTGGTGTCCCGCAGATAGCCGGACTCGGCGTTGGTGGTACCGAAGAACACGCACTGACGCAGATGGGGTGTGGCCCGTTTGCCAAAGGCAGCACGATAGATGTCGTTCTGCCGGGAGAGGAAGGAGCGCAGCGTTTCTACCTCGGCTTTCTTCAGCCCGGCCAGCTCGCCGATCTCCAAAATCCAGTACCCCTGGAGCTTCTCGGCGGCGGTCTTGTCCTTGGTGTCGCCCAGGTTCAAGCTGTCCGAAAACCACTCTCCGGCCAGCTTGGCGATGAGGGTGCTCTTACCCACACCTTGGGGGCCGTTGAGCACCAGCATGGAGTCAAACTTGCAGCCCGGACGCAGTACCCGGCTGATGGCGGCGCAGAGGGTCTTTCGGGTCACCGCCCGGACATAGGCGGTGTCGGCGGCGCCCAGATAGTCCACCAGCAGGGTGTCCACGCGGGGGATCTTGTCCCACTCCGGCAGGCTCTCGATGAACTCTCGGATGGGGTGATAGGCCCGGTCATCCGCTACCTTGGTCACGGCGATATCGTAGTTCCGGGCGGAGAAGGTGCCGTAGTGGGCATCCACATAGCTGATGAGCTGGGCGTCATCGGCGTCCCGCCAGAACTTGGATGGATGCTTCCAGGGTACCTCGCCCTTGATTTCCATCCCGTCCAGGAGCTGGTTAAACACCACGCCCTTGAGGTTGGGGTCGTTCTCCAGAATGAGGGTCAGGTTGTGCAGGGTGTTCTTCACATGGCCGGATTTATCCAGCTCCAGGCCGTTCTGCCAGTCCTCATCGGAAAACTCGGCGCTGGCCTGGGCAATGCGCTCTTCGGCGAAGACAGCCTTGACCTTATCGTCCGCCAGGGCGAAGTCGCCCATGGCCTTGAAAGAGGGTAGCTTGCCCGGCGGGGTGTCCAGCCCCACGTTTTCGTCCAGCTCCCGGAATTTGTGGAGCCGGACCAGGTCGAAGGCGTTTAACAGCTTGCCGCAGACCGGGTCGGTGGCGTGATGGCTGTAAGCGAATTTCCCATCGTACACCACCACGCCGGCGGCGGAGTCGGCGGGGATATAGTCGTACCGTCCGTTCATGGAGGACGGTTCGTAGACATCGGAGAGGAAGGTTTCAATCGCTTCCTCAATGGTATAGGCGCGGCAGAAAGCGCCCACGATACCGGGCTTTTCCAGAGGATCGGCCTGCTGGGTGATGCTCCGGCGTACCGCTTCGGACTGCCGGGAGGAAACCGGCCAGGTGGAGACGTCACGCCAATCGGCGTATTTGGCGAGATAGGCGTCCGGGTCCAGCAGAGGACCATCCTTGGTCTTGTAGAAGAATTCGCCGTTTGCGGAGGTGGAGGGCCAGTACATCAGGCGGCAGGCTTCATAGGTGGTATCGTCAAACAGGTCAATGCCGATCTCCTTGGCCACCATCCGGGCTACCGCCGGATACTCCTCCTCGGTGATGTCGCGGGCCAAGGGGATGATCATGCGCAGCCGGGGATGCTCCGGCGTGTGTTTATGGGTGGAGTAGACGCAGCACTGAAAGTCATGGAGTAGGTCGATCTCGTCCCAGATTCCCGGCTCACCGTAGTCCATGTCCAGGGTGAGCATGGAGCGGCAGAGCACCATGCCGTTTTTACGCCGGCCCTCCCGGAGCTGACCGCCCACGAAGCCGCCCACGTCCTTGATGTTGTCCTGGGCGCCCTTCTTCAGCTTGCGGTATTCCTCCACGGTTTCTGTGGTACGGATGGTGGAGCTGACCCTTTGGCACAGGTCCTCCCAGGAAATATCCCGATTTTTCCATTTCTTATCCATGCGGCTGTTGCCCACAGCGATTTTCATACGGACACCTCCTGGCAGTTCTCGGTAAAGTAGCGGATGGTCTGGCCTTTGCGCTTGGCCTTCTCAATCTCGATGCCCATACCCTTGGAGATGGTTTCTCCGAACACCCAGAGCTGGGCGCATTTGGTGAGCAGGACGATGTCCATGAACAGAGCCAAGTCCCGCTCTCTGGGGTTGGCGTCATCCATAAACCGGGGAAAGTACAGGTGGGGCGCGATAGGGATATACCCGGTGTCCACGGCAAACCGGCAGTAGCGCGCCGCCTTTTCCTGGTTGCCCTCCAGATCCCCGGAGAGCGGAGAGCAGATGTAAACCACCGGACGGAACGAGTGGAGCTTGCGCGCCTCGTTCTCGATCCTGGTCAGAGCTTCGTAGGGTGTGGGGTCATAGTAGCCCTCACAGTTGTATTTGTTGATTCCCATAAGGGTCACCTCAGTCTTTCTGATAGAAGTCGCAGGCATAACCGTCTGCTCGGAGCAGCAGCCCTTCCGCCCAGGCAGGGGTCTGGCCCATGATGGCGCAGATGTCATCCAGGGATGTGTCCACCGGGGCTTCAATGACCGCTTCGTCATGGACGTGCATCACGATTTGGTACCCCGCCGCTTCCAGCCGGCGCATAGCTTCCACCAGGATGTCGCGGGCTGTGGCCTGGACGATGTTCTCCACGAATTTGGGGCCGTAGCTCTCCAGCCGCAGCCACTTTTTCTGTTCGCCCACACCTTCGTAGGTGACGGACTCGCTGCCATAGCGGTTGACGCCCATCTTTGGCTTCACATACACCAGCTTTCTGCCGGAGGGGAGCACGATGAACATCATGCCGCTTTGGTAGAAGAAGCGGATGCCGTGCGTCTCGGCGGGGACTCTGGCCCGGACGCAGGTGGCGGCGGCACGGTCTACATCCCACCAGAACTTCACGATGCGGTGGTTGGACTGCCGCCATGCGTCCACCAGGGGCTTCAGCTCCTCCTCGGTCAGGCCGTAGTTCAGCGCACCCATGGCTTTCAGCGCCCCCACCGAGCCGCCGTAGCCCAGGGCCAGCTCTGCGATCTTGCCCTTCTGCCGGAGATGGCCGTTGACACCGTGCTTGACCACGGGGACATGGAACATCTGGCTGGCAGAAGCGCAGTAGATATCCCCGCCCTTGGCGAACACATCCTGCCGCCACTGCTCCCCGGCAATCCAGGCGATGACCCGCGCTTCGATGGCCGAAAAATCCGCCACGAAGAAGCGGCATCCCGGCTTGGGGATAAAGGCGGTGCGGATCAGTTCGGAGAGCACCAGCGGGACGGAGTCGTAGAGCAGCTCCACGGCATCAAAGCGTCCGTCCCGCACCAGCGTCCTGGCCTGCTTCAGATCGGGCAGATGGTTCTGCGGGAGGTTCTGCACCTGGATGAGCCGCCCGGCAAATCTGCCGGTTCGATTGGCTCCGTAAAACTGGATCAGCCCACGGGCGCGGTCATCCGGGCAGACCACCGACTCCATAGCGGTGTATTTCTTGACGCTGCTCTTGGCCAGCTCCTGCCGCAGGGACAGCGCCAGCTCCACCTCGCCCTCCGCATGGGACAGAAGCTCCAGCACGGACGCTTTGGAGAGGGACTCGGCTTCCACGCCCTTTTCTGCCAGCCACGCTTTGAGCTGGGCGGGGCTGTTGGGGTTCTCCAGCCCGGTGACCGAGCGGGCCTGTTCCAGATGGGTGTGCTTGAACCGCTCATCACAGCGGATGGCCTGGGCCACCAGGGCGCGGTCCAGCAGGATACCCCGGTCGTTGATGCGTTGGTCGAGGTGGTAGTTCTCCCATTCTTCCTGGGAGACCGGGAAACGGGACAGCTTCTGCTGGATGGACATCTCTGTCTCCACATCCCGGAGGTTGTAGGCTTTGAAGGCGGTCCACTTCTCCGGCGCATCTGTGGGAAGGCGGCGGAAGGCAGAGCCGTCCCTGGCCTTCGCCGGCGTGCAGAAATAGCGCACCAGGTCTTTGCCCTCCTTGAGCTTCTGCTTCTCCAGACCCAGCACGGCGCCGGCCCCTTCCAGAGAGAGGGGCAGACCCAGGGTAGCAGACCACACCATGGTGCAGTACCAGGAGTCGGGGTCCAGGTATTGTCCAACAGGGTACCCCAGGTACCGGGAGAGACACACCCGCTCGAACTGTGCGTTGAAGGCCCACTTGGACACCGCTGTGTCGGTCAGCGCAGCCAGCACATCGGCGGGGATGCGTTCGCCGGCGGTGAGATCCACCACCCGGACGGGGCTGCTGTCCACGGAATAGCCGAACAGCAGTACTTCAAACTCCGGGGCTTGACAGTAGCGGTACACGCCGCACTTGGCCAGCGGCTCCGGGGAAAAGGTTTCAATGTCGATGGATAGCGTTCTCATAGGACCTCCTTTCCTGCGGCATAAGGGCGGCAGAGGTCGCCCTCCGCCACCCTCGCCGGATGGTTGTTAGGAAAGGAAATCGTCATCGAAATCGGTGGAGAAGTCATCGGCAGCAGAGGAACGACCGCCCAGAGGTTCACCGTCCCGAACCTTCTGGATGTTGCCAAGGCCGCAGGCGATGCCGCGATTGCCGTTGGAGTTGAAGGAGTAGAAGTTGATGGACACACGGGCGTAGCAGCCGGAGTAGACTTCGGCGCGATCCAGGATGGGCTGCACGGAGCGGTCCACGATCTGAGGTGCGGTGGTGCTGTTGGCGTTGACGAAGAAGGCGCCCTTGTAGGCTTCATCGTCCCGCTCCAGATCACCGTCCCGCAGGGGGAGCTTCAATGCGGCCTTGTTGGGGATCTTACCGCCGAACTTGGCGGCACCGTCCTTGATGGCGGCGTCCACGGCAGCGTTGATGGCATCAATGGTCTTGGTGTCGGTCTTGGGGATAATGAGGGAAACGCTGTACTTGGGGTTGCTTCCATTGATGGAGGCCGGCTCCCAGACATTGGCGTAGGACAGGCGGACAACTCCGGTGACCACTTTGGTCGGGTTCTTGTGATTGGCAGACATATCGTTATACCTCCATAATTTCAGTAAATTCTTGGGCGGCATCCATGGTGGTGATGGCCGGACGCCGGTCGGATACCGGAACCAGGGTCGGCCTGCCCTTGGGCTTTTCGACCAGGCTGCCGAGGATCTCGGCAAAGGCCTTTTTACCCATGAGCTTCTCCATCTCGGTGATGGGGATGAGGGTCTTCTTGAAGATGTCGTGGTACCCGGCGGCGTTAGCGGCGCGGATCACGGCTTCCTCGTCTGTGTACTTGCGGTTGGTGCGGCTCTCCACCAGTTTGAAGCCATGCCACACCTTGCCGTGGTGGATGGCGGCGTCCTGGGCGTAGGCTTCGATCTCACCGGCCCACTTGGTCAGGCCGGGAAGCCGGGAGAGTATGTCCTCGATCTCCGCATCGGTAAGAAGCGGCGGCATGGCAAACTCGTACTTGGCGAGCTGGAGCTTGGCTTCCGCTCTGGCGCGGCATTTCACCGCCGCTTTGCAGAAGGTACACCAGGGGCCAGGGACATAGTCCCCTTCACCCTGGTAGGCCATTTCCGCTTTGGGCTTGAGGGTGTGTTCCGCCCACTCCATGAGCTGCTCCACGGAGATGGTCCAGGTGGACACGTTCTCCCGGCGGGGCTGGTAGATGCTCATGGCAACCTGGGCGATGTCGTAGAGGTGGTCGAACTGCCGGAGGGCGCCCAGGGCGTACAGCATCATCTGTGGATTTTCCTCCGCGTCCACCAGGACGCCCTGCCCGTACTTGAAATCAATGATGTGCAGGAGCTTGTCCGCCACGATCAGGCAATCGCCGGTGCCGAACCCGTCCGGCACATAACAGGAGAAGTCCAGCCGCTGTTCGATGAGGACGAGGGGATCGGCGCAGAGCATCTTAGCTTCCTCCAGCTGCTCCAGCACGAACTCCACATACCCATCGGTGTGGACGTCCATTTCATCGCAGTCATACGGGCTGACTGGTTTCCGGGAACGAATCTTCAACGCCTTTTTGAGCTTGTGCTCGGCGAGAGCATGGGCGGCGGTTCCTTCGGCCGCAGCCTCCGTCTCCCGGTCGGCGAACTCCAGCTCCAGCCGCGCCGAGGGGTTGCAGTGGAGCCATCGATGGGCGCCGCTGGCAGATAGAACGGCGTGTTTGGAGGGCGGCATCAGAGCACCTCCGCATCCTTCAGCAGAGCCGGGTAGTGCTTGGGGTCTACCGCCGACAGCTTCGGAGCGCCGTACTTCTGCAGCAGTTCCCGGACCGCTTCGGTCTTCCCGTCATGGCTTTTTTCAGCCAGCACCGACCGAACCTGCTCCAGCGTGACCGCCGGCTCCTTGGGAGAAGGCGGAGCGGCCTTCTGTACCGGCTCGGCTTCTGGGGCGTCTCCCTGGGTCATGGCCTCTGCCAACGACTGGAGACTGTCGGCAAGGGAGCGCATACCCTCCACTACATCCAGGAGGAGCTTGATCTTACTCAACTGTTACACCTCCCTCCGGCAGCTCGGTGATGTCCAGGGATTCCACGGTGTTGCCGGGAATGAGGATCATCACCCGCTCTTTGCGGCCCAGGAGCCGGGTGAGCATCTTCTCCCGCAGCGTCACACTGCGGCATCTGACCACCCCGCCGTTCTGCGGCTCCTTGGACACGCTGATCTTCAGCTTGTGCCTCATGGCGTTCATCCTTTCTGGAAGGCTGCTTTCTCGCTCCTTCCGATATACGGCCAAGAGAAAGGCTGATTATGAGGGTCACCTCAGAAGTTTTTTCAATTTTTTCTTCACGGTCTGCAAACGGTGGGAAATGGCGGACTGCGTCACGCCCATCCGGGCGGCATAGTCGTTGACGCTCACGTTCTCAAAGTAGATGGCCTGGACCATTTCCTGTTGGTCGGGGGTAAGCTGCTGGATGGCGGTGCGGAGACACTCTTCATCGGTGGGGCCGGCAAAGAGGGCTTCCAGGCCGGAGTCCTCCACAGCGTAGTCCATGCCTTCGTAGACCTTGCCCTCCAGCGAATAGTGCCGGCGGGTCTCCTTGTGGTCGTTGTTGTACTCCTGCCGGTCCAGGTCGATGAGGATCTCGCCCCAATCATCGGAGACATCGATAGAGATGGTTTCGCCGTTGGAAAAATGGTAGCGGTACGCAAACATAGTGAATGCCCTTTCCCGACGAGAAAAGGGCATCACAAAAGGCCAAAAAACTCGCCGTTTTTTTTAACGGGAGCCTTTGGCTCATTTTCAAACACTGGTTGTCTGTGGTTTGCTGATTACATGATAGCAGCTGGATAGGAAGGACGTCGGACATGGCGTGTCCGGCAAGAAAAAAGAGCCGGGGTACGGCAAATAAGCAGTTATACTGCTTCATTTGCTGTACCCCGGCTCGGCGGTGGTCTGCTCTGGACCCCTGATGGCTCAGTCGATACGGCTTTTGGATCTGAACTTGTGTGATGCTCCTTTGACTGCCCTGGTCGGGTAAGCCTCCATCTTGTCGAAATCGAAGACGGCAAACTTTCCGCATCTGGGGCATTTGTAGGAAGCTCGGCCATGAGAACTTTCATAGGCTATTGCTTTTTCTTTAGGGCAACAGGGAAACGGAATCTGTCCCTTCAATTTTTCCGCTGTGTTCATCTATGGCATCAGGCTCCTTTCTGTAGAAAATAGTGGCGAATGACTTACTTTTTGTCTAATGAAATATCTTCATCAGGATAGTCTTCATAGGTGATAAGATCCTGAGGGTCACTAATGTTAAGCCAGTTCATCAGCCTTAGAAGGTTATGCCCATCTGGAGTTGTTTCTCCGCTCTCCCATTTTTGGTATGTGCGCACAGATGTCCCAATGGCATAAGCCACATCGGCCTGTGTCAATTTGTGGTCGATTCTGGCCTGCTTTAGTGCTGTGTGGTTAAACTCCATCGTCTGTGGACCTGCATAGATTTGTCTCCACATCAGCGGTTCCGCATCAATTTCAGGTAAGTTATCCTCCGTTTCTACGTCATTATCTTCATAAAACTCACGAATGTGAATTTTAGTTTTAGGACCAAGTACTATCCGTAGTTCTCCACAGCGAGATTTTTCGGCGGAAAACTCAATAGCCGTTTCATTCTCAACACGAATAGTAGTCCATCGCAGAATAGGTGCGCCGCTTTTATCACACGGGAAATTGCCGCGAAATACATAGGTATCGTCTATACGAGTATAGTAGGTGATAATATAGTCCTTTAATGGGCGGTATAAAATGGGCTTTAGCCCCGATGCCTCTAAAGCAAAGTTATATGCTGAAATAAACCGCTGAGGTGTGTAGTCTGTCCATCCCAATTCGAGACACAGATGAAGATAGTGTCTCCACATGGGAAAGGCATCCCTACTACTTAAGCCGCGTTCCTCTAAAACCGAGGATGCAATGACAGCTCCAAGACCTGCTCCTTTCTGATTTGGATGAGAAGGTGTAATGAATTGGTCACTAAGATAATCATAAATTGTGGCTAATGGCAAACGAAGGTCATAAAACATCCACTCCAAATCGACATAAAATGCCTCGTAGTAATCCGCAGTTATCTTTTTACTATGATCGACTGGAAATATTTTAGACAAGCCTGTACGCTTATCACCACCAAACGGTACTTGAAAAAAATAGAAGGGAATCCGGCGAATAAAAGTATTCCTGTCTACAGCACTATAGGTGGTCTCATTAATAAAAGTAGAATATCCTCTTGAGCCAAAAGACCGTTTGCTTACTTTAGAGCAATAGGAAAATACATCCAACTTAATTGTTTTATGCTTCTGTAAATACGTCACCAGTTTTTCTCGGTCAATGCGATAGGGATCTGTATATTTAGCAATAACGGCAATCTGGTCATCTGTTAGTTTCATCCTGCTCACCTCACACTCATATAGTAGCACGAAGAAAATGGGTAATCAAGACGAAAGATTAGTCGCCTTCCCCCGTACAATTCTGAATTTTGAGCGAAGGAGAGATTTTGATAGTTAATGCCAATTTATCACATTAATTTAAGTCTGCTTCGATGGCATATAACTCGCTGAAAACATCTGGCAGGTCGCTTGGATTTAGCTCCCAGGCATTTTGTGCGCCGTAACGATTAAAGACAGAATCAATCACCGCTGGGTCCAATTGAGACTCGATAGCATCCAGGGTATTTTCAATATTTATAATCCAGTTATTGCGTTCACTTCTTGTCACTACTTGTTCCTCCTCTGAGATTAAGTCCATCTGATTATCCGGACCTTGCTGACTATAGAATAGCAGCTTGGAGGAGGGAAAGTCGGACATGGCGTGTCCGGCAAGAACGCTGAAGACGCAAAAAAAGCCGAAGCTATCGTTATTTCCATTCCTGGAATGCGGATAACTCCGGCTTTAAAAATTTTTGTTTTTGGGAACCCCTGTGGTTATGGGAATTCCCGGGATTGGACACAGCGTGTCCGGAAAATCATTTTAATTCTACATCGAATCCAGCAAGATATGCTTGGGCATCCTCCACTGGTTCGTTATACTTTACATTCAACGCTTCCTGGTACCAAAGGTGTGTGGTGTTGCCTGGCATCAGCTTTACGCCAAATACTTCCAGCAATCTATAACTAATAGTCGGTGGTAGATTCAAGCCGAGACAAATTAAAACCGCCGTCTCTAAGTTGGGAGTATTTTCGCCATTGACAATTCTCCTTATGGTGCGCGCATCTCTGTTGATTGCAACCCCCAAATCCATATTACTCATTTTGCGCCAATCCATCAGCAACTTCATACATTGAGAAGGGTTTTCGGTCATCTGCATCCGAATTCCCATTTCCTCTTGTTTTTCCTGCTGCCGGAAGGCTTTTTGCTGGTCTTTGGTTTTTGCTTGGAAATCCTCATTGTACGAAATATTAAAGGTATAGGCTCCTTCTTCGCGGTTAAGGTAGCAAACGGTGTAGTAGTCGGTGCCAACCTCCCCTTTAACCTCCATATCAAAGACCAAGCAGCACTCGTCCATATGAGAACGAGCATACGGGGTCAGCTGAAGGTGTCCGTCCTGTCTCTTTTCCACATATAGCGGAGCCTTAAAAACATAATGGTTTTCGAGGAAAAGGTAATCGCCTTCTTGTGTGAGGGAACGAAGAGCTGGGTTGACAAGCCGTTGTATGGCGGCATCCTGACCGCTGATGGTAAAGGTTTGGTTTCTGGCAATTGCACCCTTGCTATAACTATGGGGCGGGACATAATGGCCGTCCACAAAGGTAAAGGTGCCAACAGCCGCTTCGAAGCCCAACTCTACCATGCGGATTTTAGCCGCTTGTCTGGAAACTACAAAATCCACATGAAGCTGCTCGATGACCGTCTCCATGACTTCAATTTCATGGTGGGCGCCCATTTCGCGCATAAATTTTGCGATGTAGTCTGATGCCTTTGCTTTAAATGGCCCTGCTGGCATCTGGATACGAGGTGTCAGCCGATTGGCTTGCTGTTCCATTCGAGCGGTTGCCAATTTTGACATATTGGCCCGTGCGCCGCCGACTACCTCGCAGGTAATACCGTGGGCCTGATCGTTATACAACTTTTCCAGCATGAAAACCTTTCGGTGCTTAACCCAATGCACGCACTCATGGACGATGGTATTGTTTGCCGAACCCAGGTTACGAAGCAAGTACATCTGAGGATCGACAACAATCGTTTTTGCTGGGACATGGACAGTTATGGACTGGTCATGTTCAGCATCGTACATTTCTGTATCCGCTTCCAAGAAGAACAGCTGTCCAAAGATCGATCCCTCTTTATTAATGCGATGCGTTGTAACTGACAGTTCCAAACGCTCTGCCAGGATGTTCGGATCGACATAGACAGGGGGCTCTCCATATTTCGTTATGCGCAGGGCTTCGCGGTAGTATTCTTCCAGGAACTCTGTTGCAACCTTTTCATACTGTGCCGGGGGAATATCTGGCACGAGTGCATCGGACATAGAATTTGGCGGCGGATTGCGCTTGGCATAAATTTCAATTTTATTAATAGCCCAGTCTTCGAGTCCTTTGGAGAGGTCGCCTTCACATGAAAAACGAAGCCATGGATAGCTTGTATCCTCACTGTCATTGTGGCGGCTAACCATAGATACAGCGACTTCTAATTCCAGCCCAACGTCAAATGCAATACGATCTCCGGGAAGGTCAGAGACATAGACTCGCTGCACCTTAGCGTCAGCCAGCTCGTAACTATCTATGGTGGGCACACGGATCGTTTCGAGGTTCATCTCGCGCCAATGCTCATCAAGGTATTCTTTGGCGGCATCAAATAATCCGTTGTAGCATTTGTTGCTGACATATTCAAAAATCGATCTCACAGCCGCCACTAAAAATTCCTCCCGTGCTTAAACACCAGTTTCTGATAACATTTTACACTGCTGGGGCGTGAATAACAAGGATAAGAAACGCAAGGCTATGATGCTATGCGCAACAAAAAGCCTGGCAGATGATTTTCACCTGCCAGGCCCAGTAGCTTAGTCGTTTACGTCCTCATTCTGCCTTGTGCTGGTTAGTGCGGCGGCAGCGGCGGCTTCTTTCTGCCGCTTAGCAGTCCATCCGCCACGAGGAGAGGGCCGGAAGGCTGCGCCCAGATCGTAGACGAGTGCCTGCTCATCAGCGAAGTAGATGCCTGGAACATTCCAGTTCTCATTATCCGACCAGTTCGCCATCTTCCGGATCAGATCCACCACAGCGGCGGCGCTGATCTTGATGGCATACTTCTGCCGATCCTCCGGCTTGGAGAAGGTGATGGCATTCGGCGCATCCTCCTTGCAGACGCGGATGGCGAACTGCTTATCCTTGGGATTGACAAGCACCTGAACATACGGAGCGTAGTGCAGTTCGGCAGCGGTCTGGACATTGAACTTTAGGGCGTTTCCGGTAATGGTGACCACAGAAGCGGAACGGGTCTTGATAAGGTCAACGACAGTAAAATTGCTGAGAATAGACATAGTGATTACTCCTTTGAAATCGTAAAGTTTTCATCGTCCTCCAGTAAGGGGGACACGGCGGGTTCGGCCTGTGTGGACAGCGTTTGGAACAGGGACTCAATGTACTCCGTCTCCCAATCCGGGTTGACGATCAAGAAACCGGCCAGAGGGCCTTTCACGATGTAGCGGGGCTTTCCGCGCCGGGAGCGGTTTTTCGTGTATCTCCGCTCCTTACGGATCTGCTGCGCAGTCAGCCAGTCACTCTTATTGACAATGGGATCGTGGTGGCCCTCGATAAAGTACTGCGTTTCCAGTCCATTGTTCTTCACGCTCTTATGGGTAAAGAAGTCTATCGTCACTGTTTTTTGACACAAGGCATCTCCACAGTATTTTTCGTTGCGGAGGATGCCAAGGACGCTGCCGGGACTCCAAGACGATAGGCCCTTGACGGTGGGTATGCCGCTCTTTGTAAGAAAATCTGCAATCTGAGGGGATGAGTAGCCCTCCAGATAAAGACTGTATATGGTACGCACCACATCCGCTTCGTCCTCATCGATCTCCCAGGCACGCCCCTTATAGCCGAGGAGCGCCCAGTTGGGATAGACGCCCAAGCCCTGCGCCCTGCGTCTCTTAAAAGACCACTTGAGGCTGTTGGACTTCTGCTCGGATTCGCTCTGGGCGACTAAGCTCAGAACGGTGATGATCATGTCGCTGCTCTTATCCAGGGTGTTGAGCTTTTCCGCTTCGAAATAGACGCCCACGGGCGGGTCCAGCCTGCGGAGCATATAGATGTAGTTCAGGCTGTCCAGCACATTCCGAGCAAATCGGCTGACCTGCTTGGTGATGATCAGGTCGATTTCTCCCGCTTTGCACTTTTCGATCATCTCCAGAAAGTGCTCACGGTGGAGGACCGAGGTGCCAGAGATGCCTTCATCCGCAAAAATACCTGCGAACTCCCATTCCGGGTTTTCATGGATCATTTTTGTGTAGTTCTGCACCTGCAGCTCATAGCTGGTTGCCTGGGTGTCCTCATCGGTGCTGACACGGCAGTAGGCGCAGACGCGGAGCTTCTTCTTGGTTTCCTCGGTCACCAGATCCCGCTTGGCGGGAATAATCTGAACCTCCTTCTGGGGGCCATTGGTGTATGCGGTGCGGATAGCGTCCTTCTGAGCCTGTCGGTTTTCATCGCTGCGTCCACGGGGGCGAAGTGGTGTTTTCTTTATGGCAATACCGCACAGAAAAGTAGGCGCGATACTGCCAGAAGTGATATAATAAGACCATGGATAAACAGATGACAATGTCTGCGCTTAGTGATGAGTTGGCGCAGGTACGGACAAAGAAGAAAGAATTTCTAGCCCAGATCGAGCGGATCGTCCCGTGGAAGGAATGGCTTACGCTGATCCAGCCGTGCTATTACAAAGGAGAGCGCGGCAATAAACCCTATCCACTGGAGACCATGCTGCGGTTGTATCTGCTGCAAAATCTGTATGACCTGAGTGATGAAGCAACAGCGGCGGAGGCAATCGACAGCCGGGCATTTTCAGATTTCTGCGGCGTTGATTCCAGCAATCAGGTGCCGAACGGAGATACCATTGGCCGCTTTCGGAACCTGCTGGTGAAGAATGGACTGCAGGAGAAACTGTTTGCACAAGTTGTTACCGCGCTCACTGAACAGGGCCTTATCCTGAAAAAGGGAACGATCGTAGATTCCACCATCATTTCCGCGCCGTCTTCCACCAAGAACAAGGAGAAAAAGCGGGATCCGGATGCACATCAGGTCAAGAAGGGCAACACATGGCACTTTGGCTATAAAGCGCATATCGGCGTAGATAAGGACAGCGGACTGGTCCACACAGTGGAGGCGACACCAGCCAATGTCCATGATGTGACGCAGACTTCATCCCTGCTGACCGGTGAGGAAGATGTCGTTTACGGCGACAGTGGCTATCTTGGAGCCGGGAAC